CAAATTTATCAGTATTCATTACTTTAGTTATTATCTCTGGACCTAGGTTCGATCGAAACGGTATAGTTACAATTTCGCATTCTTCGCTAATTGGCTTTACTAAATCGTTTTGATTTCTCATAAATGTAAATGTTCTCATTTTAAATATGGTTTTTTAATTGTTAATCCTAATTCTCTTGCAACATAATTAATATGTTTTTGTGTTGTTACACTCCACCACCCGTGTTGTATTAAGTTTGGGTATTCAATTGTTGCAACGTTTGTAGAGTAAGAATATATTTCATCACCTACTCTTGTTAAGTTTTGTTTGTACCTATCAAATTTTTCCATAGTATATAGTTTAATAGCAAATGTCGCACGGTATATGCACATTGTTTACTTGTCCGGTTATTATTAAAAAGAACATATAAAATATTCCTGTTATTGCCATCGTTCCTAGTGATATAGCCCATGCATGGAACATCACATTCGTTATCTTTGCTAATGTTAAGTGTTTAAATATTTGTTTCATCTTTAAAGTATTTTTTTATTGTATCTTTGTTTTCTTTATCGTATTCTGACGCTAGTCTTTCAGTAAAGCTTCTAATAGCATTAATGAAATCATCTGCGTTATCTTCTTTTTTTCTGAGATAACTTGGCTCGTCTAATGTTCCGTTAGCTCTCATCTCAGTAAATGCACCTTCACCTTGGTCGTACTGGTTTAGTGCTTGTGATAGTTCTAATATTATATTTAATTTTGTCATTTTATAAATCCTTTATGTGCGTTATGTAATGCCCACTCTGCAAGACCCATTCGGAATTGCCACTCTCGTCTTCTATAGTTGATGTCAGTACACCACTTTTTCCAAGCTATAGTTCTTGTTGATTCACCGTACTTGCTTTCAAATTCTTGAACTTGCTTAAGCTTCGCGTCAATCTTTTCTTGTGGGTAATCTTTATATTCTTTATTCATCTTTTAGTATATTAGTGCCGTAAAGCATAGAGTTAATACCTAAGTCGCTTTTATTAATATCAGTAAATAATATTAAATCTTTTATGGTTGAAATTTTTAAGTCAGACCACATTGTTTTAGACATTAGTGTATACTTAATTGTAGTTACACTTTCGTACTTCTCAGAGCTTTTATTTAGTTGCTCTTGAATTGTTGGTTTTAATTGTTCATAAATGTTTGTCATAATTATTATTTTATTTTATTATCCATTTTAATTCGTATTTAGCACGTAAAATCGCTTTCTAAATACTTTCTTTTGAGGTAACTTATATCTTCTATTACCCATTCCTTTACACTCACCATATATCTTTAACATTTCAATATGATGTGGTTTTCTAGCTTTCTTTTTATTCTCGAACCACTGAAGTAGTTCTTTCATATTACTTGGTGCCTTCATAAAATTCTATCATTTGGTTACACTTCTCAAGTGAATCTATACTCACCCACTCGTCTATATCTTCGACGTATATCATACCATCGATTACATCGTTTACTAATTTATATTTTTCGTAGTTCATAATACTGTTTTTTCTATATATGTTAAACCTCTGTGGTTGAACCAGTGTGATTTACCGTATTTGTATTGGTCTACACCGTCTTCATCTTTACCTAAGTATTCTTCTTTAAAACCAAAGCTTGGTGGTATGTTACCTATGAAGTAACCTTGGTAAGTCTTTTTGTTTAATCTAATTTGATTATCTTTTAAGTATTTTATAGTGTTTGTCATAACTTTAATTTATTATATTATCCATTTAGTTTCGTGTTTAGTTTGTAATTTACATATTATCAAAATGAGTTTGTACTTGAATTTCTAAATATTCATAGTCAAATAATTCTTCTATTGAAAAATCTTTTAATCGTATAACTCTGTATACACTGTTTCCATAGTTTTCATATAAGTCTACTATATTAGATATTATATCTTGTTTTTCGTCTTCACTAATATTAAAGTGTTCAACTTCAGAGTAATCTTGAATTACTTCATTGTATAAATCTTCTCTATCCATTTTATTTATTTTATAATTCTTTTAATAATTCCTCTAATAACTCTACACTTGTATATTTTAATTTAGTGTCAAACCAATCTTGATTTACTATATTATTGTCTAGTACATAGTCAAATATTTTATTTTCATTATTTATATTTTCCTCTGTTCCCCAATACTCTAAGTCAGTATGGTTTTGTATTTCTGTTTTAATTAATTTCTTTATATTCATTTTATTATTTATTTATAGTTATTTTCATTTGAAAAGGATTTGGGTAGTCTATTTCTACATTGAAATCTTCTACTTGAGTATTTAGAGTTTCTAAATCTTTTAATTGTTGTATTAGTTTTTTAAGTGTCATAATTATTATTTTTATTTACACTTATATTATCCAAATATCTTCGTAATTAGTTTGTAAATAAAAGTATACACTTTGTTTGTATAGTGAAAATTGTTTAATAGTATTGTACTTAAACTTGTAGTGAGTAAAGTAGTTAGTGTGACATTTACTACATAATATAGTATAATAGGTAGCTTTTGTCACTATATTTACCGATTGACATAACGTCACGTTAATAAATATGTATGACAATACGACATACGGTGAAGATTCCGGCGCAGTTTTTGCTGTACACGCATGCTATACATGCTATACACCGAACCCCTCCGAGGCCGAGTGATGCTTTCCGCATATCTTGTCTTCAGGGTTGGTGTTGAGGGGCTGGGATTCCGGCTTACCGATTTAGTGCGTTCCCTCAGCTTAGACCTTACTTCTTTTTAGCAAGGTCAACTCTTTCAATAACACATTCTCTAGTGTTGCTTGGCATGTCAGTTGACTGAGACCAGTAGCCTCTCTTTAGCCAGCAAGGCATGATGTTTAACTTAGGTAGCATTATCTTTAATACTTCGTCGTGGTTATAAGTTATCTTTTGATTCTTATTGTTTACAAAGGTTATTACTTGACCTCTACCGTACCATGACTTTCTTACTACAAAGTTCTTTCTTGTTATTGGTGGAAAGATTTCTTTAAGTTCTTTCTTACTTAGTTTAGCTATTGCTTGATTTAATTTAGTATTCATATTATTATTATTTATTTGTTACACTTATATTATCCGTTACACTTCGTGTTTCATCCGTAAATTCCAAAGCTTGCATTATCGATTACGCTTGGGTCCATGATTATCTTACTGATTATACCGACCAGGCCGATGATTGCTAAACCGGTTAGGCTGACAATCCACGCATGCAGGATTAAACTTATTACTCTATCTAGTGTGATGTGGTTAAATATTCTTTTCATTGTATCTTATATTTTATTAGTTACTTACACATATATTATCCAGTAGTGGCCGTGTTACGTACGTAAAAGCCAAAACTTTCTGGCTAAAACCCGCAAAAGCAGGGGTCCCCGGGTCAAACCGAAAAAACTTTACAAACGTAATACACCTGTAAAACGTATGCATAGCCCATTAGTTCCATATTTGTAACAACTTTTCTTACGCGCATCATATAATAAATAATGTTATTATTTATTTATATATATGACATAAGGTATTATTATATAATAATAAGTAGCTAGCGTCACATTATTAAAATATTTGATTTTTAAGTAATAATATTAATATGGCACAAAAACTAAGTAAAAGAGCGAAGGCCGCTAAACTGAAGCGAGATAAAAAATATGCAATGACTGCTAATAGAAGACGTAAGAAAGCTGAAAACCAGCGAAAAAGACGTGCGGCTAAGAAAAAGGGTGCAAATTTAAAAGGTAAAGACTACGATCACAAGACAGGTAAGTTCACATCGGTCAAAAAAAATCGTGGTAACCGAGGAAAAGGCACTAAAAAAGAGTAATTTTACGTAATTATGTGTATATAAACCAAAACCAATGACATTTTATTACAAAACCTATTCTTTCTCGAATAATAGTACAGAAGGAATATCCGAAGAAACCAAAAATACATGGAAATTTTTCGCAGACAAAAAAAACTGGAGAATTGTACAACTACCAAACGGATTTTATCAAACCGAATGCCAGAGTTTAAACTCAAATGGTGAACCAAGTGGTGAATGGACAGATATAACCAGAAGAGAAACTATCGAATCAGCAGAAGCTGCTATAGATGGTAGCATTGAACATTACAATAAAAGATTAGAGTTCGCAAAAGGGCCTAAAGTTGTAAAAACATTTAAATAATAACCACTAAACAAATAATTTAATACAATGGAATTTAATAATCCAAGTGAGATCGTAAAAAATCTATCCTTTGGGGTAGATGCAAGAGAAAAAGTGATGGCTGGCGTAGAAAAATTAACAAATGCTGTTAAGTCTACGCTTGGCGCATCCGGAAAATGCGTTATATATGAAGACGCAATGGGAAGACCGGTGATAACAAAAGACGGTGTAACGGTAGCTGAATCCGTAGTCTTATATGATCCGGTCGAAAATATGGGTGCAACCTTAATTAAAGAAGCTGCTAAAAATACAGTGAAAGAAGCAGGTGACGGTACAACTACAGCAACTGTGATTGCTCATAGTTTATTGACACTAGCTAATAATAAAAAATTCGCAGCTACAATAAGACCCATTAAAGAAGGTATTTTATCTGCAAAAGATAAAGTAATTAAATATTTAGATGATATAGCTATCAAAGTTGAAGGTAGCATGTTAGAAAACGTTAGCGCAATTAGTTGCAATAACGATAAAGCTCTTGGTAAAATAATATCGCAAGCTTATAGTAAAGTAGGAAAAGATGGGGTAGTCCTAATGGAAGAGTCCGAGACCGCAGATACCCATGTTGATTTTGTCGAAGGCACACAAATTGAGTGCGGACTTAAATCGCCACATTTTATGACAGATAAGGATAAAAGACGGGCAGTACTAGATAATCCGTACGTACTGATAGTATCTTCGCCTATACCTAATATCCGTAAAATACAAAACGTATTGGAGTTTGTTATTAGAAAGAAAAGGAGTTTACTTATAGTTGCGGGCGTTGAACAACAACCTATGGCGGCTTTACTTGCTAATAAAGTAAAAGGTAATATAAAAGTAAATATTATAGACCTGCCAGGTTTTGGCCCAACAAAACAAGACACTGTAGAAGATCTTGCGATATTAACAGGAGCAAAAATAATAGACGAAGAATTAGGAGATGATTTAGATTTAATTGATCCAGAAGTATTAGGTGAAGTTAAACAAGCTGTAACTGATGAAAAAAATACAGTTATACAAACTATAGATAAAGAAGTTGTTTTGAAAGAAAGAATTAAATCTGTAGAAAACAAAATCAAAAAAGAAAAAAATCCTTATTTAAAAAAGAAAATACAACAAAGATTAGCAATGTTAAACGGAGAAGTTGCTATTATTAAAGTTGGAGCAGATTCTAAAGTTGAAATGAAAGAAAAGAAGGATAGAGTCGAAGATGCAATATATGCAACAAAAGCCGCACTACAAGAAGGTATTGTGCCAGGAGGTGGGGTTGCTCTACTTGATGCTTCATATGCTATCATACCTGAAAACGATGGAGAAGCTATTTTACTAGAAGCTATAAAAGCACCTTATGCAACTATAATTGATAATGCTGCGTTAGCACATTATGAATCAGGAAAAGTTGGTATAGGTATTGACGTTGTGGCTAATCAACAAGTAAATATGATAGATTCAGGTATCATAGATCCTGTGCTTGTAACTAAGACAGCTTTAAAAAATGCAGTTAGTGTTGTTAATACAATATTTTCTGCAGATTGTGTAATTAATAATGTAAGAGTACAGAATGAAAGCAATTAATTACTTTGTTGTTATAGAAAAAATAAAAGAAGCGCCGAAGAAAGTAGGTGGCTTAGAGCTTACCGAAGATCAAAATAAAGAACTTAGGTATTTAAAAGCAAAAGTTATTTCTGCTGGTTCATTAGCAGAAGGTGTAAAAGATGGAGATATAATACATTATGATAAACATGCTGGCCATGGAATTGATTGGAAAGATAAAATGTATTATGTAATATCTATTCGAGATGTTGTTTTAGTTGAATGAGAATAGAAGTAAACGACATACGAGAATTAAATTTATTAAAATATTATAGGCTCATTCGTAAATGGGCCTGTAAAACTTATGGACTAAAGGATGCTGATTTAGAACTTTTAGTGTATTTAGATTGCAAATCTCGATTTACACGTAATGAATTTATAAGTGGCGCATATACTTATTCGTGGGATAAAAATAGATGGGAACGTCTAAGGAAAGCCGGATGGATAGATGTGTGGCGTCATAGAAATAGAACAACTATAAAATACAGTATATACAAAACCTCATTTAAATGTAGTCAACTTATATCTCGTATATACAGAATAATGCTCGGACAAGAAGACTTACCTACAAGCGAGCGTAGTGTATTTTATAAAAATAAATCGTACAGCGATAAAGTTTTTAATAAAGCTATCGATGATATGATAAAAGACAAAGATCGATAATGGGCTACAAAATGAAAACTAATATACATTCATTGTTAGGTATTAACAAAGAGTTGTCAACTTATGACACACCTGTATTTGAAAAAAATTTAGGTGATGCATGGGGAGTAGCCAATAATGATAGAACAATTTTTGTTAATTCAAAATTATCTAAGAAAAACAAAAAATACGCAGCCGAGCATGAACACTTACACGTTATGCAAATGCGTATGGGTTTAGTTAATTATGATAATAAAAATATTTATTTTAGAAATACCTTGTTTGAACCATTAAAAAAATATGCTAGAAAAGGCATGGACGCAGGTAATAAAAATTTACCGTGGGAAAAACAAGTTTATGATATAACAAAAAAATATGCCAAGTAAAAACGCACCGTCAAGGAAAAAATCAAAAAAATACTATGCACCTGTAAAAAAAGGTAGAGGTACTGGTAAAAAAGCCGGTGGCGGAATGACAGCTAAAGGTGTTGCTAAATATAGAAAAGATAATCCAGGCAGCAAACTTAAAACAGCTGTAACAACACCACCTTCTAAATTAAAGAAAGGTAGTAAAGCTTGGAAAAGAAGAAAATCATTTTGCGCTAGATCAAGAAAATGGACAAGTGAAAGAGGTAAAGCGGCAAGAAGAAAATGGAATTGTTAATATGATTAGAAAAAAACCAAAGGGTCTAGGAGACTCAATAGAAAATTTTACAACAAAAACAGGAATAAAAACAATAGTTGATAGAGTTTCCGAAGGCTTAAACATCCCTTGTGGTTGTGAAGGTAGAAGAAAAGCTATGAATGCAATCTTCCCCTATAGGGATAAAAATTAAAAAAAAATGGGAAAACACGATTACAATTTAAAAATGGATCATGCTTTACAAAAGGCATCTCCAGAAAAAATAGCAAAAGCTAAAGAAAAAGCTGTTAAAGGAGGTATGCCTCAAAAAGTAGCTGATAAAGTATTTAAAATGGGTAGCAAAGGTGTATTTGAAATGCAGCCTGGAAATAACAATAAACCAATAAGTGAACTTAATATGAGCCACAAAGATGAGCTTATGATGAAAGCACTATATACTCACGGCCCGGATGGTAAACCTCATAAAGATCCAGATCCAAAACCATTAGGTGGTGATTTAGAAGGTTATACTGGATCAGCTGCTAAGCCACCATCAATACCTAGTAGCCAGCAAATAAAAGATTTTAATGAATCTACAAAACCAGCTATTATTCAAAATAAAGCAGATTTTATTGATAGACTTAAAAATCAAAAAACATCGGATAGTATACAAACTATTATGAGTCAAGGCGAGAGTGCAGCAAAACAAATTTATAATTTTGATATTTTTGCTGATAAAACAGCAGGACCCGAATCTGGCGCAGCTTTAGGTAAGAAAGAAAATTTTATAGGTGAAGATCCTATCACAAGCCAAGATGATTATTATACTAAACAGCGAAAGAAAAAAACTGAAGAATTCAACAAGCAAATATTCGATTTTGACAAGAAAAGACTTCAAATGAAGCCTCTTAAAATGTCTTACGGAATGAAGAACAATAAATAATGTCAAATCCTAAAAAGAAATTTGCCGAAACTACTGTAGGTAAACTTCTTTTAGGTGCGGCTTCAATAGCAAACCCAACACTTGGGAATGTTCTTAAAGGAGTAACTTCACCTAAAGAAGCTATAGCAGCTATAGGTAAATCAGACGCTAGTTCTGACGATAAAATAAAATTACAGCAATTAATATACGATCAGCAAAACAAAGAAATGGAAGCTATTACTGCTAGGTGGAATGCAGATTCCCAGTCAGATTCATGGCTTTCAAAAAATGTACGCCCTATGGTTTTAATATGGTGTATTGTCGTGTTTTCCTTTGCTGGTATATTAGATAGTGTTGAAACTATACCTTTTGTTATACATGATAACTGGAATGATACTTTTGAAAAAGTTATGATGGCCGTGATTCTAGCATATTTCGGTGGAAGGAGTGGAGAAAAGGTTACAAGCATATTCAAAAAATAAATTAAATGGCTAGAATAAAAAGTTATCAAAAAGATACGTCAATATCAGCTGATGATAAAGTAATCGGATCTGACTCGACAGGAGTAACTAGAAACTATTTAATTAGTGATCTAGCCAATTTTATTCATGGAGAGGGAGGCAGTTATGTGCATACTCAAAACAGTGCCTCTACAACATGGACAATAAATCATAACTTAGGAAGATTTCCTTCTGTAAGTATAAAATTTTCCAGCAGCGATAGTGTTTATACAAACGTACAAGCATTTGCTGGAGTTGTTTATAATAGCAACAACCAAATAACTATTAATCTCGCGGCTGCTGAAAGCGGCTTCGCATACTTAAACTAAAAAAAAATGGCAATACCTATTTTAAATCACTTAGATCTAAGAAGTGTATCGGAGCTGCGAAACGCAATACTCCATAAAACAACAGATTCGTCTGCATCAAATGTAGAAGGTAAAATTATATATGATACAGGCGAGAATAAAATAAAATTTTACGATGGTTCCGCGTGGCAAACATTAGGAACATCAGACGCAACAGGAGATATTGAAGGTGTAACAGCTGGAGATGGTTTATCTGGAGGCGGAACATCAGGAACGGTTTCATTAGCAGTAAATGTTGATGATTCATCAATTGAAACTAATTCAGATACTTTAAGAGTAAAAGCATCAGGTATTACAAATGCCATGCTTGCCGGTTCAATAGCTAATGCTAAATTAGCTAATTCATCAGTTGCATATGGTGGTGTTACTTTATCACTAGGTGGTACTGATGCAACTCCTGCTTTTGATTTATCAGATGCAACTAATTATCCTACATCATCATTAAGCGGTACTATTACAAACGCACAGTTAGCAGGATCAATTGCTAATGCTAAACTTGCTAATAGTTCGATAACTATTAATGGATCAGCAATATCATTAGGGGGTTCAGTAACTACACCAAATGATAATACGCAATTAAGTGATGAACAAGTACAAGATATTGTTGGAGCTCAAATAGCTACAAATGGTAGTCATACTGGTATTAGTGCAACTTATAATGATGGTGATGCTGATGGTGCAATTGATTTAACTGTAGCTAATTCAGATTTTGCTTTAACAGGTGATGTAACAGCTTCTGGAACTCAAACTGCAAAAGGTGATTTATCTCTTGCAACTACAATAGCATCTGGCGCTGTTCATCATGGTATGTTAAACGACGATATTATCTCTGGTCAAGGAGCATTAACATCAGGTTTAGCAAGTACAGATGAATTTATGATTAGCGATGCTGGTACTGTTAAGAAAATGGATGTTAGTGTGCTACAGTCATACTTACAATCAAACTTAACATTTACTTCAAATACTGACGTAGATGTTTCAGTAGCTAACTTAAAAACTAGGTTAGCTGGCGGTTTTGGTTCTAATGCAGTAACAATTGGTGATAGCAGTGATGTAGTAACAATTGGTAATGACTTAGTTGTTACAGGTGATTTAACTGTTTCAGGTGATACAATTACAGCTAACGTTGGAACACTAGACGTTGAAGATAAAAATATAACAGTAAACAAATCATCAGGTGATTCTAGTTCTACAGCAGATGGAGCTGGTCTTACTATTCAAGACGCTGTTGATGCTTCTACTGATGCTACATTATTGTGGAACGCATCAAACGATAAGTTTGTATTTTCACATTTAATAGACGCACCAGGAACATCTATATTTGCTAATCTTGATATATCAGGCGATGTTGATGTTGATGGTACTTTAGAAGCTGACGCAATAACAATTAACGGAACTGCAACAGGTGCATTAGCATTATTAAACACTGTAGATACAGCTCAAATTGATGCCGACGCTATAACTGGTGCTAAGATTGCTGATGACGCTATTAATTCAGAACATATTACTGATGGTTCGGTTGATAATGTTCATTTAGCTGGTTCAATTGCAAATGCAAAACTAGCAAACTCCTCAATAACAATAGATGGTTCGTCTGTTTCATTAGGTGGATCTATAACTACGAATAATACCCAATTATCCTTTGCTTCAGCTGCAGAAGTTCAAGCAGGTACTAATACTTCAAAAGCTATTAATCCTGATAAACTTGCCGCTAAGTCTGTGCATGCTACGATTGATGTATCTGATTCAACTTTTGCATCCAACTTATATGCTGAAATTACACATTCATTAGGTAGCGAGGATGTAATTGTTCAATTATTTGATTCTAGTACAAAAGAAACAGTTATTGCTGAAGTTGCTAGAACAGATAAATCTAATAGTGCATCAACAAGTAAAATTAAAATAAGCTTTTCAGCCGCACCTTCAAATGATATAGAAGTTTTAATTACTTCAATAGAAGGATCAACAGCTGGAACAGTAGCTTATAGTTAATAATTATTAAAATACAGCGGCACTTCGGTGCCGTTAGTATTTATTTAAATATATTAATATGGGACATAAGTTTTTATCAAATATAGATTTAGAAGGTAACGACATAACCAGCGGAGGCACAGGTATTTTTCAAGAAGGAAAATTTTTTAAATCAGGAAGTGACGGTGCTAAAGTTACAATCTCAAGATCTACTTCAAATACTAGTGACAACATTAGTACAGATGATGTATTTGGTACAATTCTTTTAGGCCATTTTGATGTTAATTTTAGTAATAGTCTTGACGGAGCATCAGAAACATTAGCAAAAATACATTCTGCTGCTGAGCAAAATTTTTCATCTGTTGGATCTATTAGGCATACTAAAATGGTATTTAGTTGTGCGGGAACAGGAAGTGGTGGAGACATAACACAACCTATACTTACTTTAAATGGTTCAGATAAATCTGCAGATTTTGCAGGGCCTGTTAATTTTAATTTTGATAATAGGGTTGGTGATGGTAAAAGTATAAGATTTGGTGCTCAAGAAAGTAATGGTAATGATGCATCTTCAATTAAATTTAATGATAGTACAAGTAAATTAGAAATAACCGCTGACGAAGCGTCGAATAATGAAATTGAATTAACCGGTATAGTTAGAGTAAACGGTGAACTTAATTTTAAAAAATCAGGGTTTACTAGTATTACAGCTTCAAGTAATAGTCATGCTGTAGATTTTTCTACAAATACAAATAACTATAATATAACAGCAACTAACGCTACTAATACAATTACATTTAGTGGTTTATCTTCAAGCGTTATAGGTAAGTCTGGTAGTATAATAATAACTAATCCTTCAAGCGTAGGTTCTTTAGCTTTTGCGGCACTACCAAATACAGCTTATACACCAGGCGGTAGTACAATATCTTTTGATACTACAGCAAGTGCAATAGCTGTTATATCGTATTTGATTATAGCTTCTAATAAAGTATTAGTAAACTATGTAGGTGCATTCAAACAGTATGGAACTTAAACTAACATATCATGAAGTGGTTATGGAACAAAATAGACCTTTGGGGAACAAGCACGACAAGAAGCACGACTACTACAAAGAGTACAACTAGAACTACAACAGTTAGCACTAATAGAAATACAACTAAACAAACAGTAACCGAGTATGTTTCAGGTACTATTACTTTATTTAATACTTCTACCACAACAACTGAAAGTAGATCTACCCAAGAACAAAGACTTACTACTTTTAGCACAAGCGTTAGTACTTCAACTGCTTTTAATACAAGTACTATAACTAATAAAAACACTACTACTAATTTTTCAACTACAAGAAGTACTACAACAACTTTTTCTACAAGTAAAAACACTACTGAAAGCAGAAGTACTACCACAGTATATAGTACTACAACCGTATATAATACTACTAGATCTACGTCTACAAGCAGGACGACTACGGTTTCAACTAATAAAAATACAACAACTACTTTCGCTACGAGCAGATCAACTACTACCACATTTGCAACATCAAAAAATACAACAGAAAGTAGAACAACTACAATATCAACGTCTAGAAGTACAACAACAGCATATAATACGCTTAGGTCTACTTTAGAGTCTAGATCTACAACAACCGTATATACAACAAATACAGTATTCAATACAAGTACAACTACTACAACAGTTTATACAACAACATTTAATACATCTAGAAGTACGACTACCACATTTGCAACAACTAGATCTACGTCAACAACATTTAGTACTAGTAAATCTACAACCACTGTATATACTACAACATTTGCAACTAGTCGAAATACAACCGAAAGTAGAAATACAACAACAGTGTATACAACAAGTACTGTATTTAATACCAGCAGGTCTACTACTACTTCATTTACAACAACTTTTTCAACATCAAAAAATACGACTGAAAGTAGATCAACAACTACTATTTATACAACAAGCACAGTATTTAATACTTCAACAACAACGGTATTTAACACTTCAACAGATACTACGATTTCTACAAATAGAAATACTACGGAAAGTAGAAGTACTACTACTACGTACACAACAAGTACAGTATTTAATACTTCAAAAAGTACAAGTAGAACAACAACAATTTCGACATCAAGAAACACAACTGAGAGCAGGAGTACTACAACTACATATACTACAAGCACTGTTTATAATACAACAAGAAGTACTTCAACTAGTAGGACAACAACTATATCAACAAGTAAATCAACTACGACAACATTTAGTACATCTAGATCTACTACTACAACGTTTAGCACAAGTATTATAACATCTAGAACTACAACGTTCCAGACTCAAAAAACTACAACTACGACGTTTAATACCGGTACGCTTTATACTACTACATTTAACACTAGTACAGCTACAGGTGAAAGTAGAAGTACAGGAACGTCTAGAACTACTACTTCTTTCTATAACACAACCAGAAGTACAACAGAAAGCAGAAATACAAGTACTGCATTTAATACAACAACCACATTTAATACTACTAAAACTACAGCCACAGAATATAATACAACAAGAACTACGTCAACAACTACTGTATATGCTACGGCTATAAGTTTAAGTAATTTAGAAAGATCAGATTCAACAAGCTTTAGTTTTGCATGTTTTGAATTTCCGAGTACTACATTCTACTTTACTAATGCTTCTGCGGGTATACCAACTACAAATTCTGTTGCGTATACTAATAGCAGCGGAACTAGTACGTTAAGTGATGGATATTATGCTATTAATGATGGTACAGCTATTGGCGCAACACACTTTATAAGAGTTAGCGGTGGTAGTGGAGATATAATACAAGTAACATCTTGTGGAGGCGGTGGAGGTTTCCCTTCTGATAGAAGATTAAAGAAAAATATTAATTTCTTATATCAAACACATGACGGAATAAATATATATTCATTCGAATATAAATCTCATCGAGGTAAATATGAGGGGGTTATAGCTGATGAGGTTGAAAATATAGAGGGTGCTGTGTACGAAGTTAACGGTTATAAGCATGTTAACTATGATAAAATAAATGTTGAATTTAAACAATTAAAATAATGATAGATGAAAGTTTAATATCAGCTCATAACGGTACAAATTTTGTTATAGAAAAAGTCACTAAAAAAGATGAAAACAATAATGATTATACTATATCTGAATTTAAGTATAAACAAGATGTAATACATAATAAATTTAATAGTGTTAAAGAAGCGCAAGTATACGTAGGAGAATGTGATGGTTGCTCTCATTTTAATGAAAGTAAAAATCAATTTACAGATGTTACATGGGGTGATGTATTATATTTAGGTTTATACATGGGGCTAACTCCTGAATATATATATAGTAACAAAACTCATTCTATAGATGTTGTAGAATCAGATCAAGAAATAATAGATTATGTTACATGGATAAATAATAATATAAATGTAATACAACATGATGAATGGACATATGTTACTTCAAAAAAATATGATATAATAATATGTGATTTATGGGCAGAGCCAGACGATATAATACAAGATCATAAAACAAAATTAATAAATAATTATACAAATAATTTAAAAGATGGCGGTAAAATAATAATACCAATATCAGGTGAAACAATAAATTAATCATGCCAAATACTAGTAGGTCAACAAATACAACTACCTCGTTTGCAACGCTGAGAAATACAACTACCACCTTTGGTACTTCAAGAAATACCGGTACGAGTAGGAACACGAGTACTGTTTATAGCACAACTACTACATTTGAAACTGAAACAGATACTACTACATCTTTTAATACTACTACAGCATATCAAACAACAACAACATATAGTACATCGCGAGGAACTACTAGAGCTACCGCAACTTCTAAAAATACAACTACAGTTTATAATACTAGCAGAACAACTACATATACAAGTGTTTTTAATACAAGTAGATCAACAACTACAACGTTCAATACTAGTAAAAGCACTACTACCGTATTTAACACTAGTACAACAACTACATTTAATACCACTACGACTTTTTCAACGTCTAAAAATACAACGGAATCTAGGTCAACTACAACAACATATACAACTAATACTGTTTTTAATACTAGCACAACAACAGTATATACAACAACTTTTGCTACCTCTAGAAACACAACAGAGTCAAGAAGTACAACGACCGTATATACGACTAATACTGTTTTTAATACTTCAACAGTAACCGTATTTAGTACAAGTAGGACTACAACAATTTCAACCTCTAGGAATACTACAGAAAGCAGAAGTACGACAACAACTTATACTACGTCAACCGTTTTTAATACGTCAACAACAACTAGCAAAAGTACAACAACAACATTTAGTACAAGTAGAAATACAACAGAAAGCAGAAGTACAAGTACCGTTTATACAACTTCAACTACTTTTAATACAAGTACAATTACAAGTAAAAGTACAACAACTACGTTTAATACTAGCAGAAATACAACTACCACTTTTAACACGAGTACAACTACTACTACCACGTATAATACAAGTAGATCGACTAGTAAGAGTACAACAACTACATTTTCTACTAATAAAAATACTACGGAGAGTAGAAGTACAACAACTATATATTCAACAGCTACAATATTTAACACAAGTACTTCAACGACGACAACTTTTAATACTAGCACAACAACCGTGTATACAACTAGTACGGTATTTAATACAAGCAAGAGTACTACAACTACTTTTAATACATCAACTGCAACAAATACAGTTTTTAATACTAGCACAACTACGACTTTTAATACAACAACAACGTTTAATACTAGTACTACAACATTAGAAAGTAGAAGCACAACGACTATTTATACAACGTCAACAACGTTTAACACTAGTACAACGACAACAACAACTTTTAACACTAGTACGGCAACTAATACTGTATATACAACGACATTTTCAACTAGCAGGAATACTACAACAACTTTTAATACTAGTACTGTAACAGTTTATACAACGACTACCACATATACAACAACTACAACGTTTGCAACTAGTAGGAGTACTGCTGCGCAAGAAGAGGAAGGAATACCAATATCTACGACTGTGGTAACAAATACAATAGTTAATACAGTATATAATACTAGTACTACAACTACGTTTAATACAAGTACTACTACGGTTACGGTTTTTTCAACAACTACTAGCTGGTATAGCCCTTCATCAAGTTTTGGTCAATTAGGTGATAAATCGTTTAGCGACGGTAGGTAATTATATAAATTAGTATTGAATAAAAGCATGTAATTAATATAATATGTCAAATTAAATCAAATTTTATGGAAATGTTTAATAAAAAGGAGCTAGATAAACGCATAGGTCCTTTAAAGAAAAACAAAAAATTATATGATCTTGAAGCTGTTGAAGGTTATGTAATTAGAAAAGCCAATGAAAATGGCTTAGAACACAGCTATGATGTTATGGCAGAAGAAATGCCATACTTTAAAACTTTAGCATATACTGAATATGCTGGAAATTTTTATTTACAACCGTTAAATTTTAAATTAAGAAACGAACAATTGATAGACGCTTATAATGATAATTCAAGTGAAATTGTTGATTATTCTTCTTTACTTATAAATAAAATTGTAAATAATGAAGCTAATAAATATACAGGAAGAAAAGAAGAATTTAGTAAATACTTACCAAAAGATTACTTAGTTGTTTTACCAGGTTCTAATAAAGTTAGAGAAAATGTATGTTTAAATAGATTAAAATATATATCTAAACAACATGGTGACAATATATATTTCAAGCCACATCCTATAACAACGCATCAAATTATTGGTGAGTTAAAAGATTTTTTCGGTGAAGAAAATATATTACCTAGAGATATAAATATGTATTACTATTTACAAAAAGCAAAAGGTATTTATACAACACATATTAGTGAAAGTTGTATATACGGTATTGTAACTGGTAAAAAAACAGAACCTATTGATGTATGGAATAACATACAAAGAGGTTCATTTTATTGTATTAATAATCATTTATTAACACATCAGCATGATGCAAAAAGTTTTATTAATAAAACATTTTCAAGTTATAAATCTGGAATTATAAATCCTAGTATTGATATAAATTGGAAAGAAAAAGTTGATAAATATATTGATTACATATGTAAAAAACGAGAAGTTTATAAAAATTGGTTTATAGACAATCCTCCTAAAAAATAATTAAATTAAATATTATGGCAAAAACATATAAGAAAAAAGCACCAAAAGAAAAATTACCTACAGAATTAACTAAAGAAGAATTAGACGTTCTTCAAAATATAATAAAAAAACTAAACAACGGTTCTTTACAAGTTGGTAATTTAGAAATACAGAAAGCTAGTTTATTAAATCACATAAATCTTGTGCAGCAGGATTTAGCAAACTTTCAAAACGGATTGAAAGAAAAATATGGAGATGTAAAAGTCAATATGCAAACTGGCAAATTTGAATCAAATATAGAAGAATAATATCATGTCATCTCTAGTAAGAAAAATAAGTATAGGTAGAGATTATAAAAATGACGCTATGCACTATGCTGTAGAGCAAGAAGTATATGGTGGTCATATAATACACAGCATAATAGAAAGCGAAGATAAATTTTCAATATTTATTAAAAAAGATAACGAGGTGTTACCCTGGAAAGATTTTAATAAAAACATGGCTATAGCTATTGAATATAATTTAGAATATTAATGCAAAGTATATATAATTTTATAATTAAGCCTAAAAATAAAAGATATAATAATACAAAACAAATTGGTGAAAAAGAATTATTAATTAATTCTGAAATATCTGATCATAGATATGTAAGCCGAAATGGTATAGTTTTATCAAAACCTATATTAGAAGCCGGAGAAATACAAAAGGGAGATGAAGTTATTGTTCATCACAACGTATTTAGAAGGTGGCACGATATTAGAGGTAATGAGCAAAATAGTAAAAGTTATTATGAAAATAATAAATATTTTGTAACGCTAGACCAGATATTTTTATATAAAAGAAATAATAAATGGCATGCACCTAAAGGTTATTGTTTTATCAAACCTATAAAATCTAATGATATATTATTAAATGAAAAAGAAATACCGCTAAGAGGTATTATAAAATATGTTGATAAACAGCTTGATAATATTGATAAAGAAGATTTAGTAGGTTTTACACCTGATAGCGAATATGAATTTATTGTTGACGGTGAAAGATTATATAGGGTACCAACTAATTCAATATCTATTAAATATGAACGTCAAGGAAACGAAGAAGAATATAATCCAAGCTGGGCATGATGCGGTTAAAGAACTTATTAAAGTTGCTAAAGAGCCTATAGTTGAAACTGAAGATGATATATCAGCAGATAGACTAAAAAATGCAGCGGCTACAAAAAAGCTAGCTATATTTGATGCTTTTGAAATATTAAATCGTATTGAAGAAGAAAAAGCATTATTAGAAAATAAACCGCTAGAGCAAAAAGAAAATGTATTTAAAGGTTTTGCTGAAAAAAGATCTAAGTAATGTATACTCAAACTTTATATAAGGTTATAGAGCCTATAAAAATAAATACAATTAAAAGATTAAATAAATCTAAAAAGTGGGAATATGGATATAATAAAGAACACGATATTATCGTTATATCAAAAAATGGTCAAATTGGTGAAATATATGAAATCCAAAATTTACGTATTGCTTTACCTAAATCCCAAAGCGTATGTAAAAAGCATAATAAGTGGATTGCAAAAGATTATCCAAAAGAACTTCAAAAGTTAAAAACTATATTTGACTGGAAAGAATTACCGCAGGATTTTAAAAATAAATGGCACGAATATATTGAAGATGAGTTTACTAAAAGAGAACAAGGTTATTGGTTCCGCAATAAAGGTGTTGACACTTATATTACTGGCACTCACTACATGTACTTGCAGTGGACTAAAATTGACGTTGGCAAGCCAGAATTTAGGGAAGCCAACAGACTTTTCTACATTTTCTGGGAAGCTTGCAAAGCTGACAGCAGATCATACGGAATGTGCTATCTTAAAAACAGAAGATCTGGGTTTTCATTTATGGCATCAGCAGAAGCTGTTAATTTGGCAACCATATCAAGTGATGCTAGGTACGGGATTTTATCCAAGTCTGGAGCTGACGCAAAAAAAATGTTCACTGATAAAGTGGTACCCATATCGGTTAACTACCCATTCTTTTTTAAACCGATACAAGACGGTATGGATAGACCCAAAACCGAATTGGCATATCGTGTACCCGCCAGTAAATTTACCAGACGTAAGATACTCGCGAACGAAAGGACCGAGGAGCTCGAAGGGTTGGACACCACCATCGATTGGAAGAACACCGGAGATAACTCGTATGACGGAGAGAAACTATCCCTCCTTGTCCACGATGAAGCGGGAAAGTGGGAGAGGCCAGACAACATCCTCAATAACTGGAGGGTTACGAAAACAACGTTAAGATTAGGTAGTAGAGTTATTGGTAAATGTATGATGGGTTCAACAAGTAACTCATTAGACAAAGGTGGTGAAAACTTTAAAAAACTGTATAATGATTCAGATGTCACAAAAAGAAACCGCAATGGACAGACTCGCTCGGGACTATATAGTTTGTTCATACCTATGGAATGGAACTACGAAGGATTCATTGATTCTTATGGAATACCTGTCTTCGAAACTCCAACAGAAGAGGTTGAAGATGTACATGGAACACCAATCGATGTCGGAGTTATTGCGCACTGGGAAAACGAAGTAGAAGGTTTAAAAGGAGATGCTGACGCTTTAAATGAATTTTATAGACAGTTTCCTCGTACTGAGGAACATGCTTTTAGAGATGAAACTAAAAATAGTATATTTAATTTAGCAAAAATATATGAACAAGTTGATTTTAATGAAGAAATAAGATTAACTTCAACTTATAGCACAGGAGATTTTCAATGGGAAAACGGTATAAAAGATACAAAAGTAAAGTTTGTACCAAATCCTAAAGGAAGATTTAATGTAAGCTGGGTGCCTTCTATAGAATTACAAAATAAATATATAATAAAAAATGGTATTAAACATCCCGGTAATGAACATATTGGAGCTTTTGGCTGTGATAGTTATGATATATCCGGAACTACAGATGGGCAAGGGTCTAAAGGTGCTTTACACGGTCTTACTAAATTTAGTATGGAAGATGCGCCAGCTAATAAGTTTTTTTTAGAATATATAGCTAGACCTCAAACAGCAGAAATATTTTTTGAAGATATATTAATGGCATTACATTTTTATGGTATGCCAATACTTGCAGAAAATAATAAACCAAGATTATTATACTATT